GCACAAGTAGCACCAAATGATGGTCAAATTGATTATCGTTTCAACATTTTGGGTAATGACGAAGATTATTTCCTTCCCGTAAGAAACGCAAACACCCAATCAGGTGTTGAAACACTTGCGGGTGCTTCGAATCTTGACCAGATTCAGGATATTGAATATCTTAGGGATAATCTATTCGTAGGTCTTGGCGTACCAAAGCCATTCCTTAGTTTCCAAGATGCTGCTGGTGGTGGAAAAAATTTAGCGCAATATGATATTCGTTTTGCAAAGAAAATAAATCGCATTCAACAGGCGATGGTTCAAGAACTCAATAAGATGGCAATGATTCATCTTTATTTATTGGGTTATACTGGTGAGGATTTGAATAGCTTTATGTTGACACTTACAAATCCAAGTACACAGCAAGAATTATTGAAGTCTGAGTTGATGCGTGACAAATCACAAACATATAGTGAGTTAACTCGTGGTGACGGTGGTATTGCTGCCATGTCACACACAGGTGCGAAACGTATGTTATTTAATATGACTGACAGGGAGATTGTCGAAGACCTTAAACAACAGAAAATGGAGAAGGTTGTTATGCAAGAACTTGCTGATTCTCCGGTTACCATTAAAAAGTCTGGACTATTTTCGGATATCGACAAGAGATTCGGCTTACCTGAAGACCAAATGAATCCCGAAGAACTTGGACCCGGTGAAGAAGGTGACCAAGCTGGTGAAGGTGGTGGATTACCACCTGCTGGTGGTGGACCTGCTGAAATGGGTGCGCCTCCTGATGTGGGTGCTGGTCTTGGAGGTGGTGCTGTGGGTGCTCCCCCAATGATGGAAAGTCAATATAGATTAAGTGAAGAAGACTTTAATAAACATGTGGAAAAATTGGTTTATGGGAGTAGCCAAGAACCTGTGCATAAAAACGAAGAAAATCACAAGAAGGTTATCAATGAAAACAATGATATCAATGAGAACCTGAACAAGAACGCACAGGAAATGATAAATGAAATCGATGAGTTGTTGGTTGATAGTGAAAGTATTAACAAAATACATGTCATTAATGAAGCCGATGACCTTCAAATCGAGAATATCGAGGATATTCAATTGGAAGACTAATTTATTGTAGCGTTTATGTGTAATTATAGTATTTATATTAAATTGAGCTAAATCATTATGAAAAATGTCAACATAGGAATTGTAAATTTGGTGGTTTCAAACAAACTCAGGGATTCTTATTTCAAGAATGAAATGGTTACTGAATCCAAAGAAGAAATCAATGAATTACTTAATGTTGTGAAGACTTCGCCTGTTCTACAACTGGAATTCAAAGTGTTTAACAATATTGGGGGTAAATGCATTGAGAACGAGTTACTTGCAAAAGATTATATTGATGAACACATCAAGTTGTTTGAAATATATACCATCGAAGAAATTGATGCAGAACGTGCAAAATTAAAGCAGTTTATTGGTGAAAGCATTCCCCTGTTTTACGATAAAGCCGATAGTGACAGATTCAATTTATATCAAGCAATTGATACTGTGATTAATGAGACACTTGAAACCCACAATAATAAGGATATTGATGAAATGCATGAAGCTTTTGTCAAGGTCTTAGAACATGTTCAGACCCCGAAGAAAGCACTTCTTGAAAACGTTGAAGCCACACCTATTAATGAAGAGGTTATTGAAATCGCTGTTAAGAAATTCAACGAAAAGTACGCTGTTCTTGAGGAAGATGACAAGAAATTACTTCAGACCCTGATTAAATCAAGTGTCGATGAAAAACAAGAACTTCTGGAAACCCTGAAAACCGAAAGTCTTGCAATACTTGAAGGTGTAAATGAAGAAAATAGTACTCAACTCAGTATCGCCAAAGCAATTCAGAAGATAAAAGAAATGGTTTATAATCAGGAAACCGTTAATGATGACATTATCGGTCTCCATGATTTGAAAAAAGGCTTGTTATAATTTATGCGTTGTATGAATCGAAGTAACGTTTTCTCATCGCATTAACGTCAAGTTTTGGACTTTTAACACCAGTAACTTTTCCGAAATCACTAAACTGCCATGCAGTCCAATTTTTCCATCCATTTGCAATATTGGGGTTCGACATTTCCGGGTCATTAGGATATTGTGCATGCCATAATGGAATATCCCCAAAATCATCACTTGTGTTACCCTCAAACCAATATTTTCCACCATATAGGATGGTATCATAGTCTGCGTCTTTAAGTACGTTAATAAACGTGTTAATCCATGTGTCATTATTTGTTTTAACAACTGACCATTTTCTAACCACACCATCATGACTATAATCTTCCATATCCAATACAAGTGGGAAATCCGGTGTGGGTAGACTTGTAAGCGAACCAAGGAATTGATTTGCTTGTTCAGTGGCATTTGTAACCGGGTCATTACCACTATATTGATATGCGTAGTGATAATATGTTATTTTTATGCCAACACTTTTTGCACCATCTGCGTGTTTTTTTGTAAGTGGGTCGTTATATGTTCTTCCCTCGGTACTTTTTATAATTGCAAACTTAACTTCCGGGTATTCTGGGTCATTGTGATTAGTAGTGACTTGATTCCAATCAATAGTGCCTTGATGATGTGACACATCAATACCATAAACAGAATCTAATTCTTCTAATCTTCCCGGTGACATATTTATTGCTACTGCACCAGTGACAGCATCAGCAGCAGACATTTCCGAAGCTTTTGTACGATGGGATTCACCACCACCAAAACCAAATAACGCTGCCGAATCCAATACTCTGGGAATCGGGAATTGCAAAATTTTGGTTCCAGAAAATTTTGTTGTCATTTTATTGGGTACGATATTATGTTCAACATTTAAAATAAGATATGCACCATTAAACATCGGGATATTATCTAATTGAAAATATTGTGTTGGTTGAATCATTGCATTACCTAAACCAGTAACAGTTGCCTTATATGCTCTGTTTTCATATAAATTATAGAGGTTCTGTCCTTTTGGTATTGGTGCTTGTAATTTATTGTCACCAGATATTCTTGAAAGAATTTCAATACTTTCATTGGTTTCGGGATATTCTTTACTTTCAATACTAATGTCTTTAAACATTGACTGGTTTTGTTCACCAAACTTAACCCTAAATGCCCTAACATTTCTAAAAGCTTCTTTTGCAGTATTATTTTCTTCTTGGTTATCAGCTTCCTTATCCGCATCCTCACATTCTTTCTTTGTTTTAAAATCCAAAGCATTTGTTGTTGTAATATCAATAATTCCATCATCAACAAACCCGTTACGAATGCCTGTGGGATAACTTGAACCACCACCAATATACATACATACAAAAGAAGGACTATAATCCACCTCTGTATTGGTACTAACTTTAAATGAATCAATCCAGCTTTCTCTACTGTGCGTCATAAAGTTCTGAATCGGGAAAAAGTTAAACCCATTTGATGATAATAATTGCGTTAATACACCAAAAACCGATACATTATGGTCATCAAATAAATCAATCAGAATCTCAGGATTAATAATTGTGTTTCCAGCAGGGTTCATAGCTCTATCAACAAACACAAACGAATCGATTAGATTCTTATTGGGTTCATTAAACGGGTAACCCTTTGGGTTTGTACGCACCGGAGTTGAAAGCCATTTATCATTAATGTTTTTAAATGAGTAATACGTTTGGGTCATGATATCTTCATCACCTTTTAATTTATTACTCGCTTCTCGTTCATTCTTTTCAACGTTTTGTTTATCAACAATTGCTGATGCTAATGAAGTAAAAAACGCCTTAAAATATTTGTCGTTAATTTCTTTTGGAGAAAGTTGTCTACCAACCTTTGGTTCTTCGTTTAGACTCTTCAAAGACTGATAACCAATTTTATTATCAGTTTCTCTATTAAAAGTGTGTTGACCATAATTAATAATAGAAGTTCTCCCCAAGAACACCCCAACAGTGGCATTGAAATACTTATTACTTAATAACGTTTCATATGCCTTCTTTTTCTTAGTACCGTTTGCAACTTCTGTTTGAACTTCATCAAACAACCTAACCATATTGTCTCTGAGGGTGTTGAAATTTTCGTTGTAAAAATCGAGAAAGTAAGACTGAAGCACGTCCTTATCTTTTGTAGCCATTAACGTATTTATATCATGGTAATCCGCAAAGATATATAATCCAGAACTCCGTAAAAGTTGACCACCTTGTGCTGTTCCAGTAAAATATTCTTTAATATCATTAAGCCAACCATTTCTTTCCGCATCAACCAATGCACCCATATAAAATGGCAGGAATTTTGGAACATCAATTACTGATGGATTATCAAAAATCAACTCATTTAGTTTTTGAAAATATCTATTATGTACGCCTTGTGTCCAACCAAAATTAGACATATATATTAATGCAGTCAGTTTACTGTTTGAAAAAATGGTTGAAGCAGAAATAGCGTCATCATTATCACTCAGTTCATCTACCCAAGTATCAACAACATTTTCAAATGCATTCAGCCTCTTTGCGTCTGTAGTTGGACTACCCCAAAACCCAGCATTTCCATTATCTAAAAGTTCATTAATTGCAGGAATTTTATATTTTTTACTACCAAGAACACTACCAACAGTAGTACCTAATAATACAATATCTGAGGTTTCAGGAGTCGTTGGTTTACGTGTTTTAATCGTACCACGAGAAGCTAAAAATCTTGTATCGACTTGCGTGCTGCCAATGTGTTCACCAGCATCTTCTTTTCTTGTCTTCCTAAGATTTTTAACTTTAATGTCTTTAAGATATAATACGTTTTCTTGAGTAAAACTAAAAAAGAACTCTGGGGTGTTACTACTTAATATCTGTTGAATTATACCAGTTTTTTGTGCCTCTTGAAAGATATCAATAGGATTATCGCTAACCTCCTTACCCTTTCTTTCGTAAATCACTTTATCGTTTATTTCAAGACCCACATAATTGGGGTTGGTTTTATCGACATAAGCATTTATTCCAACACTTGGGTCGTTTCCCGATACCGGGAAAAACTTCTGTTGTTCTTCTGTGAAGTCATACCAAATATTTAAGTTAGCTTCAAGATAATCGTAAAACGCTGTTGGGTCTGTACTCCAGCTTCGAGCTATCGCTTGTATGTTATCACCATATTTTTTTTCAGTAATAGATATTGCCAGATTATTTGCTTCTGATGAACTATATAATTTAATGTATGAATCACGAAGTGCTGTTTGTGTATTGGAATAAAAACTGTTAGGAATGATGGCTTGGGTTAATATGTAATATCTTTTTAACATAATACTTAATACCTGATTAAGTCTTACATCACTCTTATCATTTATTGGCTGAAATTGTGACCCACCATCTGTATTGTCGATTCCAGTATATGGACTTGCAATATCTGTTGATGAAAGAACAGAATCTATCGGTGATATCGGAATCCAAATGTGTGAACCATCTGATGATTGTTCAGCTAACATATTTGCAAGATAAGCACGATTTTTTTGAGTAAAAAATGTGTTAATGAAATCATCAACTAATGTGAGTTCAGGAAATGGTTCCGGTAATGAATTACTTAAAACAAGGGGAGCTACTCTTTCTTCAGTAAATCCACCACACATTTTTTTCTTATCAATAACCAATGGAAATGCATATATCTGATTTTTTGAATCACTGTCGGAAATCTTGATGTCAGCATATTGTGCGCTATTAATAATCAAATCCTTATATGTCGGATGATGGTTTTTCTCTGCCTCCGTTGATGTATTTCTAATTATATCAAAGAAAACGTCAACATCATCAAGAATTACTTTAAATATATTATATATTGTAGGAGTCATGCCGAGCTTTTGTAACACCATTTTATTAATTGTGACATTAAGAATTTCAGTTAATTCCGTCAATTTATTTTGAATGTCTTGTCTATCCTTATACAGTTTCATATAAAAGGTCGTAACATCAATATACGCATATTTTGTTAATACATTGGGTTCGGTTTTTTGAGTCGTAGGGTTATAATTATTAGTGAAGGTCTGTGGATTATATATGTTTGCCTCACTAAATTGATTAGGGTCTCCAAGGTCTGTTGCTCGACTTAATAATGATGTTTTATATTCCAATAACGCATCTGTATATGTTTTGGTTGTGGCAGATAA